CATAATCGGGACCGTAAGATCCCATGATAGTCAAAAAGCGATCGTTTCTTGATTCGCCTAAAGTAGTTTGATTTGCAAATGATTCGCTATGAGCGGTAATCGCTAAACCGTCAACCTGTCTCAAAGGACCGTCTCGATCTTCAAGCTCAGTTCTTAAAACGTTAAGATTCGCAGCATCGCTCCAAGGGTGAACCAAGCCGATATATTGAGAATCATCGAGAACGTCAACGATCTCTTGAACGTCAGGGTTTCCAGTGCCGCCGCTCATCGCAGTGATTACAGGAGCCGCGACGCCGCCCGGTAGAGCATCGTCTGAGAAATAGTTGATTCGGATATCGATATAGTTACCTTCGACACCTTTATGGCGAGCGGTAAGATCAACCTCATCAGCATTGGATCCATTGACCGCAGCATCTACAACCCGAAGATCATCAGCTTGAATCTCCGCAACGATAGCCGCTGCAATAGCGTCTTGATCGTCTTGATCGGTAACTGAAGCTTGATAACGACGACCGCCAACGTAAACAGCATAAATGCCATCAGCCGTAGCAGTGACCGCAGCGCCAACTTTTAGCTTTCCAGTCGCTTGAACGCCCGCAAGCAAATCATCAATCGCGATACAAGTAATCGCCATTGTAGTATTGATAGCCTTAAACGCCGCAACCATATGATGCAATTGAGAACCCGCGCCGTACTTTTCACGCGCCTGAGCCTCATCGGTAATCTCTGAAACGGTTAGCTCAGCTTCAGTTCCCGAAGCAAGCTTTTGACCGATAATCAAAGCCGTATAAGGTTGAGAAGAAAGCCCTTGAACCGCTCGCGAGTTATCGAACTCGGCATAGAGGAAAGGCACCCGCAAATTATTTGGGACTTGATTAAATGGGACTGTCACTTATCCGACTCCTTCATTAATTCAGGCTTAGGCTCCAATACCTCGACCTTTTTTGTTTTACATTCAACCACGGATCCATCCTTTAAACGGCGTCTCCAATAGCTAGTCAATTTCTTTTTCTCGCCTTTAGGATCTAAGATCTTTTTAGACTTTGGATCCCTCACAACCAATTTCTCGGATGCTGGCTTGATAACTTTAAAATCCATACCTCAAATCCTTTAAACAGTAGGCACCGAAAATTGATCGGTGGAATTTTCTGAATCAGCACCGACACTAAACTCGGCGTTTACAGTTTCAAGATCGACTAATCTAGGTTGTTTTTCACTGACACCGACAATATAAACGATATCAATTTGAACCGATCCTGAGGCAACAATCTCTTGAGCGCCTTTTTCAAATTCAACGCTCGCACTCGTAATTTCTAAACTCTCAAAAAGACATCTAAAATCATCGTCGAATTTTTCTCTATAAGCTAAGGCTTGCTCAACTTGCCAAACAAGAAAATCAACTTTATCTGAAACAACGCCCTCTTTTCGATCTTTAACCTTGCATTGAATATCTAGGGTTAAAGTCTTTTTCCATCGCTTCGGAGACTCCTCGAAAATCTCGGATCGCTCGTCTACGGTATTCACTGATATGGCGGGGATTTCTTCTATCCAAGTGGAATGGGTTGCGTTTGAAACTACGTTTTTACCGGCTTCGGTATCTGCATTTTTGAGCGTTTCGACTATTTCGTGCCGAATCTTAGCTTTTGGAACTAGCTTGTAAGCTTTGTTAACGCTCATCGTAGTTAAAGACTTCCCTATCCTCTACCATTATCAGCCTAGCGCCGCCTTGCCCATCCTCTAAGCTATCGGTAACTAGGTAAGTTTTCTTTTTGATAAAAACCTTATCATTTTTTTCAGGCTCACGCCTTAAATCCCTCAATCTTATTCCGAGATTTGGAGCGTTCCCGCTTATCTCGTTTTCGGTATCAGGATCGACAAATGTAAACATCAAATCGAAAACGGCGTCGATTTCATAAGGCGATCCCCCTTTGCAATGTTGGTATAAAACCTTTTCACCACAACAAGGGATCGCCACACCTAAAAGATCATCGACTAGACCTTTAAAGGACATTAAGAACCTACAACGCCTGAGCCGCCTAAAAGAGCTTTGACAGTAGCAGAAGTCGCAACATCTTCAGCCGCATAAGCGACATGAGTGTTACCAAGTGCTACCGTAGTTAAGCGAGCCTCAGCAGAATCCCAATAAAGCAAGTCGCCTTGAGAAGCAGTATCGGCCGCATCCATAGCTACCTCGTAAACACCACAAACAGAAACCGAACCAGTTTCTCCGGTTGCGATATCAGTTTGAGGAACCGCGAGCATTGATCCCATAAGGAAAGCCACGCCGGAGGTTAAATCAGCCGCCGCAACGTGATCTAAAATTTTTCCCGGTTGAATATAATTTTTCATTTTTCATCCCTTTAAAAATCGTTAGAGGGGATCAAATGATCCCCTTAGTTTAATTAGACGCCTGAGGACTTGTAGAAACCACGATAGTCAATTGGCGCAACGCCTATCTCATGGCGAACTTTCCACTTCACGCCATCAGTATCGAAATCGTCTTTTCTTTCCATTGACGGCTCACTCATTCCAGAAAGGGTAGCAAGCTCGATCATATCGATTCCTCTCATATCGCTTGCAAGATACCACTCAACCGCCGAAGAATCATCAAGTCGAGGCTCAACGATAAGCTCTAGCGGGGTACGACCTTGCGGAGCGAATGGGTTAACATCGCCTGAAGCTTGAGGAGAAATTGAGCTGATAAGTTGCTCAGCCGCAGTCTCAAGAGCTACCGGAACGATCAAATAACGAGGAGTAAGGTTTAATCTTGCCTCATCATCTAGCCCTTTTTGCTTTCTCATTGCAGCGCGAGCCGCAGAAAGACTCGTGCTTGATAGAGCGCCTGAGCCAAGGTTGCCATGAGCCGCATTAAACAATGCAACGCCGTCACCCATTACAGGATTGCCAGTTAAAACGCCAAAGCACTTATCAGCTTCGAGTCGTTTACTCGCGTCACCCATTAGCATTGGGATGCGATTGAAAGCATCGAGATCATCATTGATAAGCATCTCTCTAGTGAAAGAAATGAATCGGCCGTAAGTTTTTACGCCGTAAGACTCTTTCCCTTCTCCAACGGTTGAACCCTTGTACTCGGAACCTTCAGGTTTCTCAAGTAGTCCAGAGAACTCACCAAGTTGATATCTTTTGATATCTTTGAAGTCGTTTGTTGTAACTCTGCGAGTGAAAGAATCAAACGCCGACGGTGCTTCCATATAAGCTTGGCGCAAAGTTTTCTTTGCAGCATCTTCTAGGATTTTCGGAAAATCGCTAGTTGAATGGAATGCACGTTCCGCAATTTGCGAAGGATTCATAGAAAAATCGCGATCGTTTAACGCAACGCGAGCCATATTTAAAACGCTCATATTTGCGTATTTTTGACCAATTTCTTCACAATCCTTTTTAGCACCTGATCGGTACAAGATTGCTTCAGTCATTCCGCGAGTCATATTTTCTTTTTCATCGCGAACAACTTCAACGCGCTCGGTCTGTTGGTGAGTATCTGCTTGAGCTTTCGCCGCAAGGCTAATCACTTCTTTTCTCACCTGATCGATAGCAGTTCCCTCATCAATGAATTTCTTAGCAACATCGTCGCCAAGGCCAAGACTACGGCAAGAATCATTAATTTCGGCAACGCGATCGCGCTCAACCTTAATTGCTTCACTACGGATAGCATCAACATCAACCTCCGCTTTAGGCTCAACTTTAGGCTCAACCTTCGGCGCACTTTCGTTTTGTCGCATCTCTGTTTCCTCCATTAAGATTTGACACGCATTTAACTCATTACCGCTATTCCGAGCTTGCGCGCCGGGATCTGCGGGAATAGTAACTAAACTTAATTCAGTCGGCTCCCAATCAATAGCTCGAAGGATTCTTTTGTCCTCCTCTTGACGTTCTTCAAAAGAATGAACGCGATAGCCGACTGAGAAATTTCTTAAAATCCCATTTTTAACATCTCTAAAAATAGGCTCAACATCTTCTCTATCTGAAAAACGTATTCTAGCAATGCCGACACCGTTTTCAACTCTCGCAGCTTCAACCACACCTAAAACGGATTCAACGCCTCCGCTTCTATCGTGATTATTCAAAAGCTGAGCGCCGTTATTGAACCTCTCAAGGCGAACGTTGTCCTCACCCATCGCAAGCTCCTCAACAAAAGACCCCTCTAAAAAGTCGAATCTCTTAACTTGAGCGCCTGTGGAAAAAGTAACCTCTAACGTGCGAGCCTCTTCATTCAAGCTATCGGGCATAAACCGAGTCGCAAAAAATTGCATCGGCAAATTAGCTTTCCTCGTTTGTTTCACTTTCTTCACTCCCTGAATCTTGAGCTTTTCCGTTGATTCCAGTTTTTCTCGGATCAGAATCTAAAAACAATCCTAACTCATCGAGCTTTTTGAAATCTTCAGAAACCTCTCGATAATGATCATCCGGGTGTTTACCTAATTCGCGAATCGCATCAGAAGGTGAAACAAGCCCAGCCCTAATCGCCTTAATCTTCGCTGGAATCTCTTTAGTGGGATCAATCATCTCACGTTTCGGAGAAGTCCAAATCGGATTGAAAACGTTAACATCATTTCGAATGCCTTGTGCTAATGCTACGTCGGCAAACCATTTGAAAACTTTATCGTTAAGTTTATTATTAAATACCGTTGCGCGCCAGCTTTCAAGTGTTCTATGCATTTCAAGCCAACCCATGCGAGCCGACGAAAAATTAACTTGAGATAAATCACCTGTTAAAGATTCGTAGGAGATTTGAAGCCCAGCGGCTATAGCGTGCAGGATCGTCGAAACATAATCTCGATATGAATCTTGAACACCCGGAGGATTCGTGAACATTATATCCTTACCCGGAGGCAGCGTATCGATAGAACCGGCCGAAAGATTGCAAAAAGGATCATTTTCAGGATCATCATTTCCATCAACGGCCTCGAAATCTTTTATAAATCCGGCGAACATACTCGCGATTTTTTGGCGAACTAACTGAGCG